ACTTTGAGCGACAGCGCTTCACTGATCTGCTGCAACTTGAACAAGCTCTTCGTGCTGCGGGTGTTTCCAATACCACAGCAGCACTTGAAGCGTATGAAGACGAAGTGCGACAGCTTCAAGAGATGGCTTTTTACGAAGAGATGGCGGCGAGCATGTCGGATGCGTTCGGGGTTGCGTTCACCGACATCATCACGGGAACAGCGACTGCTGAAGAAGCGTTCGCTGCCATGTTTGAGTCCATAGGCCGCATGATGCTTGAGAAGCTAGTGACGGAGCCGTTGGTGGAGCAGCTGACAGAGTACCTCGCAAGCAACCTTCCCGATCTGTCAGAGCTACTCGGAGGTGTGCTTGATGTTCCAGGCGAGACGATTGGTGACTCTCAAGTGGAAGATGCACAAGTAGAAGCTGCGAAACAGGCTGCGCAGCTAGCGACAAACGCAGCCGTGACTTCGGCAAACACACTGACAACAGCGGGAACAACATCAGGAACAGCGATACTGGACGGTTGTATCGCGGGAGCGGCGGCGATCACGAAGGCTGCTGGTATCCTTGCTGCGGCAGCAACCGCTGCCAAGACTGCGTCAGCGGCAACACCCTCGGCAAAAGGCAATGTGTTCTCTGGTGGAAGCCTTGTTCCGTTTGCCTACGGTGGAGTAGTAAGCCACAAGACAACATTCCCGATGGCAGATGGGCGCATCGGTCTGATGGGAGAGGCTGGACCCGAAGCAATCATGCCTTTGGAGCGTGGGGTTGACGGCAAGCTAGGTGTCCGTGGAAGCGGGCCGCAGACAGTCAACAATGTCACGAATGTCAGCATGAATGTACGAGCGACTGATGCCGATAGCTTCCGTAAATCGCGCAGACAGATCAGCGCTGATCTGAGGAAAATATAAACATGGTTTATCACGATGTAGTTTTCCCTCCTGATATCAGCTACGGAAGCTCGGGTGGACCCGGATTCAAAACGACAGTGATTAGCTTAGACAGCGGTGCCGAAACGCGCTTTGCTCGCTGGTCTACTCCGCGAAGGCGCTATGATGTTGCGTATGGGGTGAAAACCTTCGACCAGTTGAGTATTTTGATTGACTTCTTCATCACTCGACAAGGGGCGCTCAACAGTTTCAAGTACAAAGACTTCTTTGACTTTACTACAGCAACTGACCATCGGGATGCGGTATCAACCCTAGATGTCATCGTCGGAACGGGGGACGGTGTGGTCACACAGTTTCAGTTGCTGAAGAAGTACACCTCGACGGCTGGAGATCAAAGTCGAGTCATCACAAAACCTGTTGGCAGCACGGTTGTAGCAAGTCTCGACGGCGTTTCAACCACAGCATTCAGCGTCAACGAAAGCACGGGAATTGTGACCTTCGGTTCCGCTCCCGGTGTAGGCGTAGTGATTCGTGCGGGGTTTGAGTTCTATGTACACGCTCGCTTCGGTGAAGACATCGATGAAGAGTTGTCGCTGTCATACGATGACTTCTCCAGTGGAAGTATCGGGTCGATTCCAATCATCGAAGTGGTGGAAGAAAACACCGATACCGAGTCCTTCGATTACGGTGGTTCGGGAACGGTGACTTCAGCAGTAGACTTCGAACTGCAAACCGCGAACGGACGATTCCAGGTTTTGACTACAACAGCGGCGAGTGTGGTCTGCACACTTCCTCCAGCTGGAGATCTGGAGCTTGGAGGGCCGCACTTTTACCTGCTCAACAACGGTGCACAGAGCATCGTAATGAAGGACGGCACAGCCACGGTTCTCACTCTCGCTGCGGGTGCCACCTGTGTTCTGCTCATCTACTCGGTGTCTTCTGTGCAGGGCTATGCAGGAGTTCTTCTGTGATCTCAACAGCTGAGTTTTACGGCGGCGCAGCGGACATCAGTACAGCGCTCACCAATTACACCCACAAATCGGGGAGGACGAAACGGGTGCTTCGCGCATCGTGGACAACAGGTACACATCGAATCACGCTTCCGACAACGCTTGCTAACACAGGGAGCATGCCGCTGGTAGCGGGGGCACCTTATCAGTACATCGTCAATGACGGCACGGTTTCGGTCGATGTGGAGTACATCGGGCCGGGAGGAGATACAACCTTGGGCACACTTGCGGCCAATAAAGTGATGATTGTGTTTGCACGAATTACAGATACATCGGGAGCCTCGCCTGCGGGAGACTACTACGCCGCCATTGTCGATAAGGCTACCTGATGGTCACCACAACGATTGGAGCCTTCGCAGTCCGTGACTATGCATCGATTGATGCGTGGGAGGCAGCTACAGATATCGCGCTCCCTGCGGGCCTCACAATCGGACGGTGCTACCATGATCTCGCGAGCGGCGAACCCACCTTCACCTATACCGCTAGCATGCCGCGCATCGAGATCGCGGGTGCCACAGGGACCAGCGCAACTCGGTACAGACAATTGGAGGCTGTTTCGGGGCATCAGTACAACCCAGCCCGAAAAACAGGTGTGTGGATCAAGCGCACATCTAGTTCTTCGGGAGGCTCGACAGCTGATGCCCTTCGTGTTAGCGAGGACTACTTCCGCCTGTACAGAATGGCTATTGTCCAAGATGCGCAGTACCCACCGACTGCGGGCACATCTATAGGCATACAGTGGCGCAACACAAGCTGGGGCTACTGTCTCAGCAACTACCTGGATTGGGGCGCACACTTTTGTGACGGCACGCTTGGAACTGCATTCGGAACAGCAATCGAGCGCTTCGATATTGGTTCCACGAACAAACTGTACATCCACAACTGCATTGTTGTTGGTGGAGGGAGCAGAGGCAACCGTGGGTGTACATACGGCATCCGATACCAAAGCGGCGATGGGGAAGTTGTAGGGTGTACCGTTGTGGATGTAGTTGGGCATAATGCTAGTTCTCCAAGTTCAGGGAGCGGCCTCGGACCCTACGGTGCAGGGGTCGATGTAGAGGTCTACAACTGCATCTCTGTCTGCGACTTGGATCTTGTGAAGAATGTCCCGTTCTTCGCCAACTTCGCGATAGGCGCAAACGCACTATCAAGAGGCTTTGTATCTTCCGATATTTCTGCGGAGAGCTACGGGTATAGTTCGAACCAGTTCAACAGATCGGGAGTGGTCAAAGAGCAGCTGTTTGTGTCTGCGATCAACAATGACTACCGATTGCTGTCCTCTGCGCCTGCGCAAGATTGGCAAGTGCTGCAAAGCTACTATGCCGCCGCAGGCGTTACCACTGACTACACTACAGCGAATCGATCCACAAGCTACGCAGACATCGGTGCATACGATGGTGCTGTGTTTGCTGCGGAAGCGTCACCGACAACTGTGGTCAGCACAATCGGGGCTGGAGGAGACTACGCAGACCCGCAAGCGTGGGAAGTCGCGACAAGGGTGAACCTTGTGGTGCTGAACCTGATTCACATCGGGGAGATGTTGGGTTCTTTCGTGGAGACCGGAGGTGCAACATCTGCGCTGGTGATGAGTGGCGCAACGACCGATGTAATTAGATACAGGGAACTGCGGCCTTCTGCGAGTAATCGATACAAGCCCCGCTCGGATGCTGGTTGCAGCATCTCAACCAGTGCGTCTAACAGCTACCCGGTAGTGTCAATCGAAGAGAAGTTCTTTCGGTTGACGGGTCCGATGAAAGTTACAGCAACGGGTTTGACAACGGTGGCTGCAACCGGAGAAGGTGGGATTATCTACACTCACTTTGATGCAGATGGCATCGTGCTGGATGGTGTGTACATCACACTTGACACAACAGCTGCGGCATCCTCGTTCTATTCCGGTGTTCTCGCTCGGTTTAGTCAACAGCACTGTGTGCTGAAGAATTGTGTGATCTACGGGCACAGCGGGGCAGATAACAAGTCGATTTACGCAGGGATTAGAATACGCGACTACGGGCAGTGGAAGATATACAACAACTCTGTGTTTGGAACGGTTTTAGCAGCAGTTTCGCAGCCCGATCAAGTTGGGATCAAGATTGACTTGTCTACAACCTGCGAGATCAAGAACAACATTGTTTTGGACTGCTATCATGCGACAGGACCGGGCAGCGCAGACTTCGCTATCGGGTCCACACCAACAGCTTCGTGCAGCAACAATATGTCGAGTGATGCAACGGCACCCGGTATAGACTCGTTGATAAACAAGCTGTCAGCGAATACTTGGGTGAACACCTCTGCTCGCAACTACTACTTGCAGCAGTTCAGTGAAGCGCGAGAAGCGGGCGCAGAACTGTTGCCCGACATCACGATTGATGCACAGCGCAACGGACGGTATCGACCGTTTGACATGGGCGCACTTGGAGGTGTCAAACCCTACCCGCTGTTCCCCGGCTCCTCGCGACGAAGAAGAGCTTGCCACTGTTATGAGATCATTCGAAGAGATGGTGTGCGCTTGCTGTTCACCGACAACAACACACCGATCACATTCTTTGGGGAAACCTGGAGCCCCGCTTCAATGGACGCATCTGCGCGGAGGCGGGAAATCGGGCTGAAGTCCGCTGACCTTGAGACCACTGGCGGGATATCCTCCGACAAGATCACGCTCCTTGATCTTCGGGCTGGACGCTACCAAGGTGCGCGAGTGGTTGAGTACATCGTTGATTGGAGGTATCCACACCTCCAGCCCTTGGCTGAAGCTCGGTACACTATCGAATCGACTACATACGATGGGGAGAGTTGGAAGGCAGATGTAAAAGGTTTGCCGTTCATCCTGCAAAACAAGGTGGGCGATATCTATGGGCGAACATGTCGCTACATTCTCGGAGATGGCGAGTGTCGCGCACCGTTGGCAGGGTTGACACAGACGGGCAAAGTTGTGCTTGATGTGATCGACGGGAGAGTGTCTTGGTATGTCGGCGCGGCAACGCTGACTTCCACCAGTGCCAACTACTACGGACTTGGGAAGCTGACTTGGACATCAGGCAGAAACCAAGGCATCGTCACCGACTTGTTTCAAAGCGAAGTTGTGCAGGTAAATGCGCTGGCCGACCCAAACATACTATCCAATGTTCTATCATCGGATTGGGTCCACAACGCGATCCTAATCACACAGGTCACGAACGGCTTCAAGGCAGGGGTTGATTCCTGGAACTTCAACCGAATTTTCGGCGCAGGCGAACCGCATCTGGCACAGAGCGATGTAGGTGGGTCCGCAACACTGTGGGCGGATTACGCACCCCGCGACACAAAGGTATGTCTGTCCGTTTGGATTCGGACCAAGGGCATCGCTACCCCGCTCAACAGTTGCCAGTTGAAACTCTTGAATATTGGCACATCTAGTCTGAGTTGGGCGGGCACATTCAGCGCAGACGCAGCAGGGGATTGGGAGGTACAAGAGATGGACATCGGTACAACCGCAGAGGTATCTACTGTCGGAGCCCCGGACGCAAACTGGTACAGGCTTAGTCTTTCGCGTTCTGCGCTAGGCGATGAGCCTGACAAGATCGGCGCTGAAATTTCGATCCATCCCGCTGCCGTCACGCAAAACGCGCAGTTCTCGCAAGCGCAGCTTGAGGTCGAGGTGATCTCTCCCACATCTTGGGTGGCGGGCAACAAGCACAAACTGCAACTGGCAGTTCGTGCAGATGCGGACATCGCGAACGGGGACACTTTCGATCTCGATCCTGGTTGCGACAAACTGCTCGGAACCTGCAAAGATAAGTTCGCTAATGTCAAGAACTTTGGCGGGTTCCCTTACATCCCTGGAGTTGATAGAATGTTTGATACTCCGACACAATGAGTGAAATCGCAGACGCAGCAAGGAAGTACATTGGTGTTCCGTTCGTCCACCAAGGGCGCTCGTCTGAAGGTCTGGATTGCGTGGGCCTGCTTGTACAGGTTGCCAAAGATCTTGGCTACGAAGTGCAGGACTTCACTGCCTACTCCCTGCGGCCACGGGCCGTGCAGCTTATGGAGCTAATCGGCAACAGTTGTGATCGTGTTGACGGCGCTCCGCAGCCGGGGGATATCTTGGTCTTTGCAATGATTGGGCCGTCATGGCCTCAACACGCTGCGATCAAAACAGAGCCGGGTATGATTCATTCGTTCAAGGGTGGCCCTAACAAGGTTGTTGAAGTGGGCTTCGATGACCACTGGCAATCGAAGCTGCACAGCACTTGGAGGTACAGATGGCAGCACTAGCTCTCCCGATAGTATTAGGTCTCGAAGCGGGAACAGCTGCGTTCGTCGCTGCGGCAATGGTTGGTTCTTACCTTGACGCTGCTTTCGTGTTCCCCACGCTGTTCCCGCCAGATGCAACCTATGGGCCGCAGATTGACGGCCAGCCAATAGGTCGATGGAGCGAGGGGACTGCGATCCCTCGCGTGTTCGGTGCCTCGGGCCGTGTTCCCGGCCAAGTTATTTGGCAATCTCCGATCCAGGAAATCAAAGACGAACAAAGCGGCGGGGGTAAGGGAGGAGCCGCCAGTGATTACATCGTCTACAAATACTACGCGCATGTCGCGGTTTCCTTTTGTGCAGGGCCTGTCGCGAGGGTGAAGAAGATCTTGGCAGACGGCAAGACAGTCTGGAACATTGCACCTGATATCGACTACACATCTACGCAGATCGATGGCGCGGTTTCGATTGAATATACTAGCTGGGGCGCAGGCACAGGCGGTCATGCCGCGCACTACATCCTCACTTTGATCGCGAGCGGAAGCGGATCACCGGACCTGTCGCTCCTCAAAAGCGGAAAGAAGCTCTTGATAACTGCTCCCGGTCTCGGAGGTGGGCCACACGAAGTCGATGTGATGAGTTCTTCAGCCGACATCGTTGCCGCAACCACAACATGCAAGCTCAAGGTTGGGATTACAGTGGGGGTTGGCCCCGGTGGAGGTGTGCATCCTTGGGCTGGGTGGGCGAGTGGAACAACGATCCTGCATCAAGATCTGCCAACGCACAGCGGCAAGCACTTCCACCAAGTACGCTTTCACAGCGGGTCTGCGAGCCAGCAACCCGACTCGATGTTGGAAACATACAAAGGCATCGGTGAAGTCCCTGCGTTCCGGGGCAACTGCTACTGCATGTTTGAGAATCTTGGCCTGACCGATTGGGGCAATCGCATTCCCTCGTTTACGGCGATCATTGAAGAGGACGATTCGCGGCTGATGACGGAGGCGATGCAATCAATTCTTGAGGAAGGTGATCTCGACCCCGGTGAGTACGATTTGTCTGCCGTCGAGGACAAAGTGCTAGAAGGTTATGTGATCGCAGGCCCTCAAGAAACGATGAAGAGCCTCCAACCGCTGTTGATACAAAATGATCTGCTGGTGCAGCAAGATGCTAGCACGCTTCGATTTTTCCACAGGAAAGATGCGAGGCGGGTGGACATTGCCGCGAAGCATCTTGCTGCGTCAGCTGGAAAGCGCTCACGAAGTCCGATCACAGTAACGGAGGTGCCTATCTCGTCACTGTCAGACGAAGTCAACCTAAGCTACCTCGATCTAAACAACCAATACAACAAAGGCTCACAACGACAGCGACGAAACAACGATGTTTCTAGCAAAGAACAAGGCATCAACCTTCCGATTGTCATGGATTCTGTCGAAGCTCGGGCCATCGCGTCGAGGTTGCTGTGGTCCGAGTGGAACCAGCGCCTGCGCGTCCGCTTCGAAGTCCCTGCGCTTGAATACATCGACAAGCTACGCGAAGGAGATGTAGCGAGACTCAATGCTCTGGGCGAAGATTGGGAGGTGCTGATACACAAGATCGACCGAGGTGCGAACTTGATGATGCGGTGCGAAGGAACCGTAGAAGACAAGAACATGCTCGCAGGCTATCCCGTGGGAGAAGATGTGAATCTGCTGATGAGTGGTGGAGGTGAGGATGGTGGCTATGCAGGAGCGAATCCTTCGATGTTCTCGCCAGCGGTCAACTTTGTTCCGTTCGAGTGCCGTCCGCTGAAGGAGGCACATCTTCGAACTCCAGGTTTCTACTTCGCTGTTTGCTCTGCGGATTCTCGTTTCAACTTCAACGGTGCTGTGCTGTTCGAAAGCATCGACGGGGAGAACTACGAACGCATCACCACGGTGACGGGTGCCGCGCACATGGGCTACATGACTGCGTACACCGGAAAGACTGCGTACCATGGTCAGTGGGACAGAGTGAACGAAATCACAGTTGAGTTCTTGAGCGGAACCCCACAAAGCGTGACCGAGATCGAAGTGCTGAACGGATCGAACCGTGCGATCTTCGGGCGAGAGGTCATTGCGTTTGAAACAGCAACCCATGTCAGCGGAACAACTTACAAGCTGACGAAACTGCTTCGCGGGCTGCGGGGGACCGAGGCTTTTATTGGCGAAATGGATTCTGCGGTGACCGCGAGGATGCCTTTTGTGATGCTGAACCAACCCTTCGTACACTTTCACGAAGTACCCGCCGCCGCAATCGGGCAGACAAGGCACTACAAAATGGTGCCGTTTGGTAGCACTCCAGAAGAGCAGCTTGCACAAACTATCTTTGTGCAAGCGCTCAATGTGAAGCCCATGCCTCCGATGAGCCTCGCGAAAACGCTAGATGGTGCTAACAACGCAACGATTACTTGGGTTCCACGCTACCGCTCGATGGTCAGTATCATCGGCCCCGGCGGTAGGCCAAGCGGCGAACCAAAGGAAGAGTTCAGGACGGAAATACTCGACGGAGGAGCAACAGTGCAGCGAACGAAGACTGCTACCGAGGAAGCAAAGACTATCTACACAGCAGCCGAAGCGACTGCGGATGGCCTTACCCCTGGTGCTTCGCTGAAGGTTCGCATTTCTCAATTCTCCGAGTATCACCGATTCGGAGATGCCACACCAGTCCAATCAGTATGACAACCACAACGCAACTTGCGCTCACACATCTTGTCGAAGGGCAAGCCTCCGCAGAAGTCACGATCAACGATTCGATCAACAAGATCGATGCGCTCATTCAGCTTTCCGTGAAGGATCGTGATCTGACTGCACCTCCCGGTTCGCCAGCGGAGGGGGATCGCTACATCCCAAAAGCAACGGCAACGGGAGCGTGGGCTTCGAAAGAGAACTCCATCGCGGTGTATCTGAGCGGGTGGATCTTCGTCACTCCCCGCGAAGGGTTTCGAGCCTGGATCGAAGACGAAAACCGATGGGTTACCTACACAGGTACGGTGTGGGTCTACCGGACAGCGGCAGAGATCACTGCGAGCGCGACACAGACACAGGCGGGTGGAACACTGGTCACTACCGAAGTGGTACTGATAGGCACCGTTGCAACAGCAAACGATGCCGTCACACTTCCCGCCGCGCTAGCTGGAGACCATGTACTCCTGTACAACAACAGCGGAACAGCGGCACAACTCTGGCCCGCGAGCGGCGAAACAATCGACGGTCTTGGCGTTGACGCGAGCCGCACAGTCGGGGGAAACCAAGCCTACGATTTGTGGTGCGTCAAGGATGGGCTGTGGGCCTTCGGCTAGAGGGCGGCTGTGCGGCGAAGGTAGCCATGTCTTTGCGTTGCGCGGCCACTCGGCACCCCTTCTCGCGGTCAGCGGGCGGGGGTGTTTTTCTGTGCGGCTCTGTGTGCCCTCCAGCTTTCACAGGTGATATGTGTCAGCCCAGGCGTCGAAGTGCCGGGAGACGGGCTTACAGAGAGCCGATTTTGGGCTCCTGTGGGATTTTGGGCTCCTGTGGCTTTCTTTCGATTTTTCCAAGTTCGCCGTTGACCTGGGCAAGTCTATCGCTATCCTCTCTGTTGTCGGCCCTTTGTCGGCACTGGCGCAAGCCAGACCCAACGCTACGAAGAAAACAAAAACAGTCCCATGGCTACTAAATTCACCCCTACCCGTTCCGTCTCCGAAACCGAAGTTGCGAAGCGAGTGCCGTACATGACGGTTGCCACCAACCTCAACGCTGAAGGCAAGCTCGCTGCCAACCCTTCAGACTTCGACGGATCTGCTCACCTCAAGCCCGCCCGCGATGACTTCGCCAACCCTGGCGACTTCTACCTGTTCAAGGCAGATCAGAATGAAGCGAAGGCAAGCGATCTCATAGCGAGCGCCGTGAAGTATCGCGAGGAGGCCGAAAACATCGCGAAGTTTGGCGACCCCGCGAAGAGGAAGATGGCGAAGCGTGCAGCGAAGCTCCGCGAAACGCTTGCCGCTCTCGAAGCGCAGCTTGCTGAAGAGGGCATCGACATCAGCTAGGCACAACAAGCAGGGGGCAACCTCTGCTAGCTACAAGGACCAGCGAACTGCTGGTGGAGTGCGAAAGCGTAGGCTCCAGTAACCGAGTAGACGAAAACACCAACCCATAGGAGACATACAATGCTGCGAACCGAACCTGTTTTTGACGAGTGGTTTTTTGATGTCCTGAAGCCGAGACTAGATCTGCTATGTCGCTGCTCTCACTACCGCGACCCTCGCAATCCCGACAAGATAATCATCGAACTGGACGACACCCGCGAGATCCGCGAAGCGCTCGCAGAGTGCGAAGATGTGCAGTGGGTAATGCTGTGAGAAAAGTACCGACCGAATTGAGGGAGCAGATCGTATTTGCTGAAGCTCTGGTGCGCAGCGCAAAAATTACCATCGACGCTTATGCGGGAAGATTGGAGCAGCTGAACGAAGATCGCGAGGCTATCGCCGCCAGAGAGGCCCAACTGCGCAAAGACTTTGCCGCTGCTCCTGCGCTGCTGGAGAGCGGTCAGACAAAACTCAACGCACTGCTCGAAGCGAAACGCTCAATCGGAGTCGCGAGTGGCCGCACGGCTGACCCGGCGAAAAAACGGGCAAAGCTGGAAGCGAAGGTGCAGCGACATGCGCAGATCGCTGCAAAGTTGCGAAAACTGCAAGAGGAGATGTCAGATGTCTGAGCATTGTGGAACCTGCTCGCGGTGCTGCAAGATACTGCCGCTCGCTGATCAACCGGAAGGCAAGGACTGCAAAGACTGCAAGCCGGGAAGCGGTTGTCAGATCTACGCTGATCGTCCGAAGGTTTGCCGCGACTTCGAGTGCGTGTGGTTGCAGAGCCACACACAGCGAACGAATCAAGGCTTGCCGCTGAGCCTCCGTCCCGACAAGTGTGATGTTTTGATGCAGCCCACAGCAACGGGGAGAGGTCTTGTTCTTCGCACGCTGCCCGAACATTGGGGAGCCTGGACAAGGAAACCATTACATCGCTGGTTGAGCGCTGTCGTTGAACAGTCGAGTTGCCCCGTGGAAATCACTGCTCTGGGGCGCTAAAGGGGCACATTTTCTTCAAAAAGGCACATTTTCTTCAAAAATAGGTGTTGACGCACGAAGCGCAGATGATAAAATATGTGGGTACAGACGAACCAACAACCAACCAATAGGAAACAGAAACATGAAGACCAAGACCAACAAGATCTCGAACGCTTCCCGCGAACTCGTCAACGGACAGCCGCACTCTACTTGGGACATCTTCGGCGCGAACGGCACCATCATCGGTTGGATCGAAGCCCACAGCGATGGCGAGATGATCGGATCTTCGCGCGAGTGGCGCTGGTGGTTCGAGGGCTACACCGTCCAGTTCTGCGATGGTGACTTTGAGATCTACTTCGCCGCGAAGGACTACGGCGGTGCCCGGAAGGCTCTGACTGCTGCAAAGAACTTCTCTCGCTCTCCCATCACTGTCTAGACCGCAACACCAACCAAAATAGGAAATAGAAACATGAACACCAAAAACACTACCTACGATTTTGGCGCTGGCCTCGTCTTGGCATCCCGCCACAAAAACCCTGACGGCAGCCTCGGCGGCTGGGTCGCCGACACGGCGATCGTGAGCGACTATGCGACCGTGACCGAAGATGCAACCGTGAGCGACTATGCAAGTGTGCATGGCCATGCGGTCGTGAGCGAACGGGCGGTCGTGAGCGGCTATGCGACCGTGAGAGGCCATGCACTAGTGAGCGACTATGCGACCGTGACCGCAAATGCGACCGTGACCGGCTATGCAAGTGTGCATGGCCATGCGGTCGTGACCGAATATTCGGTCGTGAGCGACGATGCGACCGTGAGAGGCCATGCACGCGTGAGCGACTATGCAACCGTGAGCGGCGATGCACGCGTGTGCGGCAATGCGGTCGTGATCGGCAATGCGGTCGTGAGCGGCAATGCGGTCGTGAGCGACGATGCGACCGTGAGAGGCCATGCACGCGTGAGCGGCGAGGCCCTCGTATGTGGCAATGCCCATGTGAGAGGCTATGCCCATGTGAGCGGCTATGCCCATGTGAGCGGCAATGCCCGCGTGAGAGACTATGCCCATGTGTTCGGCAAGGCCCGCGTGAGCGACGATGCGACCGTGAGCGGCGATGCACTCGTGACCGAAGATGCAACCGTGAGAGGCGATGCACGCTAAGTGATGGCAACCCTTCGGGGTTGTAAACTGCCAGCGAGTCAGTCCAAAGTCTGGCTGCAACAACCAAAATAGGAAACAGAAACATGAACATCAAAACAAAGAACACTGACAAAATAGGAAATAGAAATATGAACATCAAAACAACGAACACCGAAGCCATCTCAAGCTACCTGCGAGAAATCAACGGCAGGGCGAGAGAGCACACACTAGCGGAGCGGGATGTGAGGCGTATAGCAGAGGATGCAGAGGCGCAGCTTGCTGTGCTGAAGATCACGAGGCGAAACCGCACCGGCGCGATAGTGATTTTCGCCCCGGAGCTTGGGCTGCCGCACAGCTACAAATATTCTGTCATAACCACTCGCATCGTCCTGCGTCGATTTTCGGACGGCGGTTGGCGGCTTATGTCAGCAGAGCGGTACGATACTTCGCCATCAGATCGCGGTATCTACCGACTCGAACTCCCCGCCGCGATTGTGACCGCCGCCAAAGACGCTTGGGCGGCAAAGCAAGGGCTCTGCGCCGTGGAGGAGGCAGTCGTTAGTCAACCAAATAGGAAATAGAAACATGCAACAGATCACAGTCAACAGAAAAGGCGAAGCAATCAACTTCGTATCACCCTACTCCGATGTCGAAGCACAAGTGTTGATCCGCAAACTGGTGGACAACGGTGCGCTTGGCTGGAGCAACTTTGCGAAGGATCTTGCGAACAGTCAGCGTCCTCTTTCGGGCAAACAAATCGCTTGGGTCCACAAGCTGATCTTTGACTTCGAAGAGAAGCAGAATCCAGGTTCTTCGAAAAAAGAAGAGCCGAAGGCAGCGATGCAAGTTCCGCAGATCCGCAAGATGCTCGACGCAGCTGCGGAAACGCTGAAGAACCCGAAGGTGAATCTTGAAACCCCTGGTGGACAGCGTGTGCGACTCAAGATGGCAGGTCCCGGTCGCATCTGGATCACAGACGGTGCCCCGTTTGAAGAGCAAGTCACCTTCGGCTACATTCTTCCGAACGCCAATCTGTTCTGGACGGGTGACATCGTTGCATCGGTCAGCGCACTCCTGTTGAGCTTCGAGGCCGACCCGAAAGCTGTCGCGACTGCCTACGGTCAGCGCACTTCAAACTGCTGCTTCTGCGGTCGCGACCTCTCCACAGGTGAGTCTGTTGCAGTGGGATACGGTCCCATCTGTGCAGAGAAGTTCGGCCTCCCGTGGGGAGACGAGCGCGTTTCCTCGACGGTGGAACTGAAAAAACAGATTGACGAACTAGAGCGCATGGCAGGAGACTCTGCGGAATAGCGAAGCCGCGACACAGGGGGACTCCCGGCTTCCGAAGGCTCGGAGTCCTCCTGTGTGGCTCTCTCCTGACACCGCACCGATCAACCGACACACGATACCCAGTACCACAACCCCGCTCACAGAGCAACATAGGACGGACATTCCCATGAGTACCCCGCTAAATGAAGAAAGGATCATCAAACTGCACAGGCTGGCTTTTGAAGTCCTTGGCAAGCTAGAAGAAGACTTCCCCGAATACGAAGAGCAGCTGTCAAAGGTTCGCTTCGAGTGGTCAGGCAAGATGACTCGCGCAGCTGGTAACGCAAGATCCACTGGACTCATCAGGTTCAGCGCACAGATCTGGAGCATCGGAGAAAACCATTTCGATGCGTTCCGAAACACGGTGCTGCATGAAATCGCGCACATCATCGCTGGTGCGAGACACGGGCACGATGATGTGTGGAAGCGCATCGCGATGAACATCGGCTGCACAGGTGAGCGCTGCCACCAGCTAGAAGTCCCGAAGAGTAAGCCTCGACAAGAGTGGCCTTGCTCTGTCTGCGCAGAAACGATGCTGCTCGGACCCCGCCAAATCAACAAAGCCAAGCGAGGCTACTCGTACCGTCACGGTAGCTGCCAACCAAGAAGGAGTATCTAACATGCCGAACGGATGTATCGCCGCGAGAGATCGCAACCAAGCCAACTTGTTGATGAAGGAGTTGCAGAGGATCGAAGATGCGATCAATCTGCTTCGCACTCTTCCGGGGCGCGACGAGAGCATCAAGGCTCTCGCGAAGTACCGAACCGAAATTCGGCACCGACTAGACAAACTCTCATGCTGACAGCGAGCGATCAGATTGCACAGTTTATCGGGTGGGATCATCGCGCCCGCGCTCGAAAATGGAAAGGAGAGCAAGCGCAAGTGTGCGAGGTCAAGTATGACGGTCTTCGAATGACGATCTGGAGAGACGAGTGCGATGAGTTCGCCGCCTACGGTCGCAGAACCGCTACAACGCTGTGGGCGAAGCTCTTTGATTGTTTGGTGAGAGAAGACATTGATAAGGTCACGAAGCTCCCGAAAAATACTGTGATCGATGGGGAGATTCACATTCCTGGAAATCATGCTGTCGCAACCTCGCTGAATGACGGCGTACCGAATGTCGAGTTTCAAGCTTTCGCTTGCCCGTTTGTCGCTGGTGTCGATTGCAGGGCCGTACCTTTCGCGGGCCGCGATAGACTGCTTCGGGGGCTTGGCTTTACTCCTCCTCAGAGCCTAAGCGCGTGGCCCCGCGATGAACTCTCATTGCGGCTGCTCGCGGACGAGATGGACATTGCAGGTTTCGTGCTGAAGCAAGCGCATTGTCGAGGATGGTACGCATCTGCGAAGATTCCAATCCTCGATGCTATCGTCCATGATTTCGACCTCGGCGGCGAGGGAAGAATTGGTGCGTTGCATCTCGCACTCTTCGACGGCAGCGTCTTTGTACAGATCGGAAAGGTGGGCTGTTACCTACACGCAACCGACGATCCGACAGGCCGCTGCGTGCAAGTCGCGCACGCAGGGCCGCTGCGCAACGGGCGTTTGCGCTTTCCTAGGTTCCTCCGATGGCAAGATGACAAAGGGCCGAGGGAATGTGGGCTGGAGCAGCTGTAAGTCCAGTGCTGGCAAGGGGTTATAATATCCAAATAGGTGTTGACCTACGCTTGCCGCTCGCTACTCTATAGGGGCT